AGTACCCCTCGGCACGCGCAGGACCGGCTGGTCGCCTAACGCGAGCTCGCGGAGCCCTGCCGCCGGGACGTTGCCGACCGGTCGCGCGATACCCGTCTTCGGCCCGCTGACCGTGCCGTACTGAAAGCCGCTCGGATCGAGCCGAGCTCGCTGCTGCGCTGCCGACTGGATCGACGGGTGGTACAGCCCCCATTCGTTGACCGCCGTCGCGGAGGCTGGCGGCGGCGTGTTGTAGCTACCGTCGGCGCGGATGCGATCGCGAACATCGTGGATCTTGTCGACCCAGGCGTTACCGCTGCCGCGCGGCGCAGTGACCTCTGCCAGACCACCCGTCCGCATCTTCTGCGGGTCCAGGACACCCGACCGCTGCCCCTGCTTGATCGCGTCGCTCAGCGAGACGCGGTTGAAGCGGAGCTCGGGACCGATGACCGGGTCGTTCCACAGTGCGCGGAAGACCGTCCAGCCCGCGGCCTGCGCCTGATCAGGCGACAGATGCATCTCACGCGCGACCCAATTCGTCAGCGCGTGCATGGTGCGGTACGCCTTGTCGTTCTGCGACACGTCAGGGACTGGCTTCCCACCGGTCACGTCGGGCCGCGCACCGAACAGGCGCCCCTGCCACACGTCCTGCGTCGAGTACGGCGCGTACGCCTCGTTCAGCGCCGCCAGGAAATCCTGGGTGTAGCTGGACAGCTTTGCTCCGCTCGGAACGGGAATCTCGCCCGTTCGGTAACCGCGCATCACCCTGGCGAGCATTTCGTCGTCGGCGTACGCCTTGTCGCCGCGCACCAGTGCCTGCACGTCCTTGAACGCCTGCGTCGCCAGCACCTGGTCCTGGGTCAGGTTCTCCAGGCCCGTCAGGTCGGGATTGGCGCGGCGCATGGCGTCGAACACGCTCAGCATGGCGTGGTAGTTGGGCGGGACACCGGCGTTGCCGCCGAAGGCGCCCATCAGCACCGCGGCCTCGCGCGGATTGATGTCCTGGCCGGTATCCGCCTTGATCTGCGCGACCATCTCCTGATACCAGCGCGCCGCGGGCAGGCCGACCTCGATCGCGTGGCGGACCTCGTCCAGCCCACGCGACAGCGTGCCGGCCATGCCCGGCTGCGCCGCGATGTCGGCGCCGGTCATCGTCGGTCGCGGCGTCCCCTGCGCGCGTGCGGCAGTCGCCAGGAAGTCTTCGACGCTGGCCTCTGGCGTACCTGGCTCGTAGCCCGGGCGCGGCACAGCCTGACCGTGCAGGACGTCGGGCGCCGTAGGCGCCGTTGCCGCGGTACGCGGTGTCGGCTGGCCGCTGGTGATCAAGCCGAGATCGAGCTCGCCACGCTGACGCGCGCGAAGGAGCGGCTCGGCATCCTGGAGGATGCGCCGCCCTGCGCGGGCCAGCGCGGGTGCGCCGAGCTCGATCGCCGGTCCACCGATCGCGCCAGTCGCGAACTGGAGCCCGACCTCGAACGGATCGGGGTGCGGCTTCTGGATCTCGTACATAGCGTTCTGCAAACCGTTAGCGATGCCCGACGCGGTCAGCTTGCCCAGGAGCTCGCTGCCCGTCCCCGATGTCACCGCGCGGCCTACAGCGGCGCCACCGCGCAGCAACGGACCCCAGGTCATGTACGTCATCGGGTCCAGCAGCATCTTGGTCGCTTCGATACCCACGCCTGCGGCGACCGGCACCGGCCAGTTCTGGAAGGCCGGGTGCTGCTCGATCTCCTGGTTGATGCGCTCGCGGACCTCGGCCTGCGTCCCCGTCAGCGGACCTGGCGTCGTCGGTGAACCCGCCCCGCCCAGGATGGCGCCAGCCACCTGCGGTAGCCCGGGCGCCACGCGCGTCTCAGGCGGACCGAACTTGGCTTCCTGCTCCGCTGCCCGCTGCAACAGCGCCGGGTTCGTATTGAGCGCCTGCTGCCGTCGGCGGAGCTCTTCGTCATCGAAGCCCAGGTTCGGGCCGATCTGCCGCCCGACGTCCTGCGCCTGCTGAATGACCCGCTCCGCGGCTTCCTGCGCGGCCCGACGCGCTTCGCCGGCGACGTCCTGCACCACCTGGAACGCCGGTCGATCGCGGCCCGCCTCCCCGAAAACCGTGGGCTGCATCGAGTCTGCGATCAGCGGTGGCTTCGCCGCGGGCCGCGGTACGTCGATCGGCGTCGGCGGACCGACCGTCGCGGCCTGTTGATCCGTACTGCCTACGGCAGCGCGTGCAGTAGGTACGCCTGGTCGACCGATCATGAACGGGCGCGGATCGATCAACTGATCCAGGGGATCGCCGCTCAGCCCGCGGCGGACCTCGTAGTGCAGGTGCGGTGAGCCTTCGGTGCCCGACTCGCCCATGTTGGCGAGGTAGTCGCCGCGATTAATGACGTCTCCGACCTTCAGCCCGTCCCTGGTCTTCTGGAGATGCATGTACGCGTGCGTCAGCCCCTCGGCATCCTTGACGTACACCATCAGGCCACCAGCGCCGCCGGTGTCGCGCTGGATCAGCGTGACCGTGCCCGGGTGGAACGCCTCGATCGGCGTGCCGATACCACCCTTCTGCGGCACGATGTCGATGCCGCGGTGCGGCGTGCCCGTCCTATACGACCCCGTATAGATCGACTTGAAGCCAAACTGCGTCTTCCACTTGTCGCCCAGGTTGTCGGTCGCTGACCCGGGTTCCTCAGAGTGCGGCAGAGCGGCGCCCTGCTGGACGATGCGACCGCCCTGCTGGACAAGTCCGCCTACACGCTCGCCAAGCGTCGCACTCGGCGCTGGTGGCAGGCCGCGGTTGATGCCCTTCACCTGGTCGACCCATCCCTGCGCCGGGAACCCTGGCTCGTCGGCCACGTAGCCCGCGCGACGAAGCTCATCGACAAAGCGATCGGGATCGTTGCGAACCGCCCACGCCTGCCGATACCGCGGCGCCGTGCTGATCAGGTCAACGAACGCCTGGAAGCTCTGCTCTGGCGAGTCGTAGGTCGCCCATCTGCTAGCCCGCCCCGACGGTCCCTGAATGCTGAACAGGTTGTTCTGTTCCTTCGCCGTACGGCTGACGCCCCATCCTGTCTCGTTGGCCGCGATGGCGATCATCACGTTGGGGTCGATGCCGCTCGATGCGCTCACGCGCGCGGCTAGCGGCTGCAGACTGGCGATGAACGCGTCTCGACCAGTGCCAAGCTGCACCGGGGCGCCGGCGACGATCGGTCCCGCTTGGTCCGATGGCGGCTGAGCGCCCGCGGTAGCAGCGACGGGCGCCGCCCGCTGTTGAGGCACGTCGGGCGGCTGACCAAACTGTATCTGGCCGACGTAGTCCTGGAGCTCGCGCTGTACGTCGGCTACGTTCTGCGTCGCCTGCTGGCCGAACTGGACGACACCCTGCTGCGCCTGCGTTGCCTGTTGCGCCGCCTGCTGGCCGAACTGGATGACGGGCTCAGCGACGCTCTGCGCGTGCGCCTGGAGCTCTCGCTGGATCTGTTGAAGGTCTGGCCCCTGGACGGGGGGCGGCGCCTGGAAGACGCTCTGCACCCCTTGCTGCGCCTGCTGAGCGGCCTGTTGAAGGTTGCGGGCGTGCTTCTTGAGCTCGTCCTCGACCGCGGACTGCCAGTCGTCCCGCAGCAGCGTGCCTGGCACGCTAGACCCCGACGGACCCCGCGGGCGGCAGCGGCTGACCGTTCGGCCCCAGGATGACCGGCGGCGCTTGCGGCAGCGGGGGTGAGACGATCGGTGCCACCGGTGCGATCGGTGCCACCGGCGCGGGCAACGGTACGGGCGCCAGCGGTGCGACCGGCGCGGCCTGCGGCACGGAGCTCGGCTTGAACCCTGGCTGCGGCGTCGGGGCGGGCGGCGGCTTCTGCACGCCGATGCGCTCCGCGATCTTCAGGAACTGCTCAGGGTCGCGCTTGGCCTCGCCCTGCAACCACTGACGGTCATCCTTGAGGTACGCCTCGCGGTAGATCTGATCGAGCCGCTCGTTCGAGACGTTGACGACGTCGGGCATGTCGATCGCCTTGCCGAAGACCATCTCCGCGATCTCTGGCGCGTCGCCGCGAATCTCGTTCGCGATCTCTCCTTGCAGGTTGGTGATCTCGCTGGTCTTACGAGTGGGCATTCGGGTCCGTCCGCCACATCAAGAACAGGATCAACAACACCACCCCCAGGATCGAGCCGATCAAGCCACCGATGGCGCCAGCGACCATGTACTCAACCACGCCCGAGCCGCTGGCGAATGGGTTCGAGCGCCTGCTCCAACGTCTGAAGCCCCTCACGGTCGCGAGCGTACGTGGCGAGCAGCAGAATGGCCCGTTCGAGACGTTCCAGACGGGTACGGATCTCGTCGGGGTTGTCGCTATTACGGTCCACCCTGCGCCCCCGCAATCACCTGGCCGTACGGTGGCGGGTTCACACCCGTACCGTTCGGCGCCGCGGCAAGAGCGCCCATGTCGGGGACGGCGCCCACACCAGGTCCGCCGCCCTCGAACACGCCGGGCTGCGGTATGCCTGCCGCCCCACCCGGTCCTGGCAAACCAGGAGCTCCCGCTCCCGCAAGCTGGCCCTCCAGCGCAAGCTGCTCGGCCTCCTGCGCCTTCTGGAGCAGATCGCCGCGGCCCGCGGCCATGAAGATGCTCGCGTACAGCCACTTCTTGTAGGCCGGGCTATCGCGGATCTCGTCTCGCGCTCGCGAGCGGCGGATCTCGTCGGGGTTGTCGCCCAGGTACGTCACCGCCTCGTCACGACCGTAGGTGCCTGCGGCCAGCCGCTCATGCGCGTAGCGCGCCTGGATCATCTCGTCGGTCGGTAGCTGCGCCTGGACTTCCCACTTGTGGTGCATTGGGCGCTCTAAATCCTTCGGACCGAAACCGATAAACTCGGTTGCCGCCTTCTGCGAGCCGACCTCGGCGCCGCCGTAGAAGACCCACACCTTCTCGCCCGCACGCTCTTTGACGAGCTCCCACAGCTTCTCGGTCTGGCCGTTCAGTAGCGCCTCCAGACCGTGGCGGACGGGGCCGACGCGCGTCCTGGTAAAGCTCAGGATCTGCGAGATCGCGAAGCCGGCACCCTCCATGCCACTCAGGGTGGTGACCCGCGGCGACTCCAGGTCACGGATCGCCTGGTCGATCAACCCCATGTGCTTCTCCAGCGTCGAGGCGTCGGCGTACTGAATGCGCTGAAGCTGCCTGCCTGGAGGCAGGTTGAGGATCTCGCCCGGGTGAAGAGCGAGATCCTCTTGCTCCCGCGGCAGACCGTCTCCGGTGCCGACCGCGGCGGCTGGCGCGTCCCCGTACGTCACCAACGGCGACAGCAGATCGCGGGCGACGTACTGCGCGTGCATGGCCCGCAGGTACTGCCGGTACTTGACCAGCCACAATTTGGTCCTGCCGATGCCCCACCCGACCTTCCGATTGCGCCAGTAGCTCATGCTGAGCCCGGGCGCGTAGTCGTAGGGCACACCAAAGGGGTACTTGTGGCGGAACTGCTTGACGATCTGGCCCGTCCGCTCCTGGTTGTAGTTCCGCCCGCTGATCATGTACGAGACGAAGGTGTCGTCCCAATGCTCCAGGAATTGCACGCGGTTGAGGGGTGAACGCGTCGCCTCCTGGTAGTTCATCGGCTCCCCGAGCTCTTCGGGCACGATGTCACCCGACTTGTCACGCCCGAGTCTGTACTTCCTGAAGGCGTGACGCATGGTCATCTCGGAGACTTCGAGCACTTCGTCCAGCCGCCCGCCCGAGCGTTGCGGGTAAATGTTGCGAGGGTCGACGTACGACCACACGAACGGCGGGCCGGCTTTCTTCTTGGCGTCCTCGGTCATCTTGTCGTACTGCGACCAGGCATCCGCAGAATCACCCGATTGGGGTGATGCAATCGCGTACCGCGAGCCCCACAGATCCGACGCCCACAGCAGCTTGGCCCACCCGCCGCCATCGTTCAGGCAGGCATCGGTCACCTGCGACATGGTGTCCATGCCCGGCTCGCGCGTCCCGCACTGCCACAGCGTCTGCTCGGTCCAGTGCTCCAGCTTGCTGGCGACGGTCTGTGCGGTGTCGCCCTCGCCGCCGACGATGCTCAGCCGCGGCCTCTCCAGCGTCAGGATGGCCGTTTGCTGGAACGCCTCTTCGGTGATGTCGGGGTCGCGCGGATCGACCTGGACCATCTGATACGACGGGTCCGTCCCCTGCATGGCGGGCACGCGCATCTCGCGCACCAGGCGCATCTCATCGATGTCTTCGTCCTGCGTCCGGTACAGGTCACCGAGCTCGGTTTGCAGATCGAGCAGGTAGTAACTGTCGGGCGCCTTCGGCTCGCGCTCGCGATCAATAGCCACCGTGAGTGGCGCCAGTGTAGCCGCTAGTGCGGCGGCAGACCGTCTCGCTCGTCCATGTCACGCATGTGGCGGAACCAGCGCCCAACCAGGAGCGACGTAACCAGGCTCACCAGCAGGAAGACCAGGCCAGCGATCAGCATCCACAACAGTAGATCAGGAATCGGCTGGCCCCACCAGGCAGTCATGCATCCTCCGCGGCGTGAGTTCATCGTGCTCCGCGCACAACAGCATCTGACACAGCGGACACCAGGTTGTTGCCTGCTCTTTGCAGCCCTTCGTCTCGCACAGCATCTCGCCCTCAGCGCGCCCGTCCGGGATCGGCTGCTCGAACGTCGTCTCGAACTGCGTCATAGCCCGACCAGGCTCAGCAGCGACGGGTTGTAGACGACCGCCGCGAAGACCACCACCAGCGCAATGACCAGGACCAGCATCAGCACATCAATCCTCACGCGTCCGCGGTGCAACGATAGTCGCTGGCGTGTAGCGCGATCGCGACGCGAACCCGTAGCTCCGCCGTCGCTGGCCGGCCCCCTCCCGCTGCGCGCCCAGGTAGGCCAGCCCAAGGGCAATCACGGTGTCGTCATGTTGCCCGCTCGGAGCGCCGTAGCGCAGCATGCCCGATGGCAGCACCTTCGACTCGTACGCCAGGAGCTCGCCGGTCTGCACGGCGTCGTCCAGGAGCGTGATGTCGCCGCGCTCGATGGCGATGCCGAGCGACTGCACCAGCGCCGCCTTGCTGGCGTTCGTCGCCTCCCAGGCCCACACTGGCAGCGCCTTCCGCGGCTCCTGAAGGACACGCCCGTAGCCGGTCTGGAGCCGTTCGACCAGCGGGCGCCCCATCGCGTTCTGCTCGGCCACCACCAGCAGCGGACGGTAGGCTTCAGCCCACCGATGCAGCCGCTCAGTCTGGAGCTCGTAGTCGATCTGTGCGAAGCGATCGAGCGCCACCTGTTGGTTCAGCGTTGCATCGAAGACGCATATGGCCGTGAAGTCCGTCGTCCTGCCCCAATCGACCCCGATCACGTACTGGTGACGTGGCTCGGGCCCCTGCGGGGTAAGCCGCGCGACTGCCGTTACGCCCCTGAAGACGCCCGCGCCCTCAAGCTGGAGGAACCTGGCCTCGAACTCCTGCGCGTAGTCACGCTCCGGCATCTCATGCTTCGCCGCAACGAGCTCGGCGGCTGAGATGTGCGGGTTGACCGTGGTCGGCATCTGCCACGATGCCCACTCGCCCTCTAGGGGATCTTGCCCGCGCTGGTACAGCGTGTAGAAGTCGTTCAGCCCCCGCGGCGTCGACAGCCACCAGCTTTGACCTTCCAGGTCGGCCAGCGTCGGACGCAGCGCCTGGTTCCAGATGTCCAGCAGGTTGGGCACCATTGCCGCCTCATCAACGACGATGCGACGGTACTTGCGACCGCGGGCGGGGTCACCCGTATCCATCGACCAGCACTCGATCGTGCCGCCACCGTAGAGCTCCAGCCGATGCTCCTGCTCGCTCTTCTGCGTCACCGTCGGCCCGAGCAGACGCTTGAGCTCACGCCAGCTTTCCTCCAGGAGCTTGTACGTCGGCCCGAACCAGCCCGCCGGAGCGTGCTGCAGCGCCGTCCTGATGACGAGCTCATGGCCCATCGTGCTCTTGCCCGAGCGTCGACCGAGCGCGACGACGTTGTGGCGCCTCGCCTCCTTGGCGATCAGCGCCTGGGCGGCGTGCGGTCTAGGTAGCCTGACCTCGAATGCTGGCACTGCGGGTCGTACTGTACGCCGTGATCGTCGCGGCCCTGATCCTCCTGGCGATCGCCGCCCTGGACGACCCGATGGTGCCGGCAAGATCAGTTGTTGACAGCCTCACAGTAGGTGCCCTACAGTAGGGGACATGCAACTCGATCTCTTCCCCGCCGCGGCCCGCTCCACCGAGCGGCGCATCGACCGCACCACCGACCACATGTGCGACGGCCTCGCTCGCGACATCGCCTACGTCGCCGCGCAGGGTCGCTCGTACTTCCGCTGCGGCGACCACGCCGACATCCCCGTCCACTACGCGAACTTCTCCATGATCTGCGCCGACTGCCGCCGCGAGTGCCTGGACGACAGCGACGTAGCCGACACCGCCTGCGCGTACTGCGCCGAGACGCTCTGATGGAACAGCTTGACCTCTTCTCCGCCCCTGCGCCGATCGAAGACGACGTCGACGGTCACCCTGGCTACACCTACCGCATCGACAAGCACGGCTACTTCGTCGTCACCGCGCACGTCGACGGCGTCGGGCGCATCACGGTCAAGGATCGCTCGCTCTGGCCCGCCATCCAGGAAGTCATGGTCCGTGTTGACGAAGCCATGATCGCCCGCCCGGACACGATGTTCTAGCGCGGAGCGCCTTCGGCGCCGTTCCGATCTTCGGCCCCGCCAGCGTGCGGGGTCTTTCCTTGTCCGTTCGCCTGCGGCGTGTCCAGCGCCTTGTGCTCGATCACGTTCCGTGCGAGCTCGACGTCCTCGTAGCTGACCGTGATCGTCACCTGGTTGTCGACCTCGACCTTCTGCTCGGCCACGATGCCGGCCCGATCGAGAATCTCCGTCGCGGCCTTGAGTCGAACCGCGTGCGTCTCACCGCGCAGCATGATCTCCCTGACCGTGCCGATCGATGGCTCGACCAGGCGCTCCAAACGCAGCCGTGCTGCCTCTCGAACGTGGCCGGCCAACCCGCCGTGAGCTCGACACACCCTCGCCCCGCGGATGACCGGTGCTCGACAAGGTTCGCCGTTGGTCCGCCGAGCGGTGCAAACCAACCAGCCAATAGTCCCGGGCATAGCTACAGCGGTGAGCTTAGCTCACGCCTCGATCAGCGCAGGTTGAACCCAGGTCTGGCCGTGCTTGTGAACCAGCTTGATTTTCATCGGTCGCGAGCCGTCGGCGCAGACGTGGTCATGCCCGTACGGCGCGCCGCATTCGAGGCACGTACCGTGGCCGCGGGTGCAGTCAAAATTCGCCTGCGCTACGCGCTCCGCGATCTCTTCGGCGTGGAAGTGCAGCGCCGAGAAATCTTCCCGCCACTCGGACGGCGACCAGTGCCGATCGAACGACCGCGGCTCGACGCCGGTCCTGGACAGCACCACGTACCTGAAGGTCGGGATGACGTCGTAGGCGCGCTTGTAGGCCCACGCGTACAGCATCGGTTGCCAGCGTTCGCGCTGCGCCCGTTCCGGCCCCCAGGAGCCGACCGTCGTCTTGAAATCCCACACCACCGCGCCGTGCGTCGACCACGGTGGCGACCACAGGTCAACAGCGCCGACCGTCGGCATGCCCCACAACGACTGCGTCGGCAGCGTGAACCAACGCTCCGGCTCGGAGCGTCCGTCGACGTTCAGCCGCATGTCTTCGACCAGGTTCAACATGGTCAAGCACTCGGCGTACAGCGACGCCGGCGCCATCAGACCAATCTCTTCGAGACGCGCGTTCATCGCGTCAAACTGCGCTGCGTACACGGCTCGCGCGCTGGCGTAGCCACTACGGTCCCGGCTGAGGCTCGGGCCCAAGTGGCCGTCCGCCGCGTCAGCGGCACGGCGCGTCTGCCGATGCCCCTGGTGCAGTGCCTCCAGAGCAGTGTGTACGGCTGATCCAAACAGCATCGCCAGAGATGGCTCCGTCTCGATGCCGTCGATGTAGCGGTCTTTGTACAGCCTCGGACACTGCTCGAAGAGCATGAACCTGCTTGCGCTCCAGTGTGGTCGCTTCAGCGATTCAGGCTTACTTGTCACTGTCGGCGTAGCTCCTGGTCACCTTGACGTCGACACGGACGGTCACGCCCGGCAGCAGCGCCTGCATCGGTTCGAGCATGCCCTTGCACAGCCACTGCTGCGTCCGCTCCACGTCGTCGGCGTCGCACTCAGCGATGAGCTCATCGTGAACCATCATCACCAGCCGCGCCGACGGTGCTTCATGTCGGGTATTGTAGAGCACCTGTAGGGCACGCTTGAGACCGTGCGCCTCGACGATGTGGACGGGCGTTTTGGCCTTGACGTTCTTCGAGAAGACGGCGCTCCGTCGTCGGCCCGAGCCCGATGGATCGTAGATCACTTCCTCCGTGCCCCAATCGCTCAGCGAACGGTGCCAGGAACGGATGCCGCGGTACGTCCGCATGAACGTCTCGCGGTACTTAAACGCCTGCCGCTCGGTCAGGTACACACCGTTCTTCCGCTGCTCACGCTGGAACGTGTCCGCACCGGCGCCGAACAGAAATCCGAAGTTGACCGCCTTCGCCTGCTGCCTGGTGCAGCCAACGGCGTCCGCGGTGCGCTGGTGGACGTCGCCGTGCGGATCGTTGAGCACCTTCAGCATCTCATCGTCCTGCGCGATCCAGGCCGCGATGACAAGCTGAAGCTGCGAGTAGTCCGCGCGGACGAAGATGCGCCCGTCGACGGGGCGGATCGCTTCGCGAGCTCGCGTCTCATGCGGCAGGTTCTGCAGGTTCGGGTCGGAGCAGGACGTCCGGCCAGTCTGCGCGCCGATCGGATTGAACGACGCATAGATCCGCCCATCGTTCTGGATGCTGCTCTGCGCCTTCCGGAGCAGCCCCAGGCACGCGCTGGCCGAGCGATAGCTCAGCAGCGCACTGACCAGCGGGATTGGCGCCTCCGTGCCCATCACGGTGTCCATCAGCGCCCCCTCGCTGGTCGACTCGACGTCCAGACCGTGCTCGACCAGGACCGGCAGCACCTGCTTCGGACTGCGCCAGTTGACCGTCTCGATACCCGCCTCACGGTTCAACGTTGCCAGCGTCTGTTCGAGCGTCTCTTCCTGCTCCGCGATCGCGGCCTGCATCACCCACACGTCAGCCGGCGCGCCGGCGGAGGCGAGCCACCAGGTCGCCGCCTGTACGTCACGTTCGAGCGCCAGGCAGGACCACAGTCCGTCGACGTCGGCGTCCCTCGCCAGCTTGGACGCGACCGCGATCGCCGCGGCGTGCGTTACTCGCGCGTCCTCCGCGGCGTACGCCAGCTTGGCGTGCCGCAGCACCGGCGCGTCCCATCCCCGCTTCTGCTCCGCCTTCGAGACGTGCTGCGCCAGGTGACGCTTGGCGATGCCCTGCAGACGATAGTCCGTCCAGTCTTCCTTCGACTCCAGGACCATCGCTGCAGTACGGACGTCGTACACCTTCTCAGGGTTAACCCTGATACCGATCGCGTCCAGGAACGCCAGGTCGAACAGGTACGTGTGCATGCTCACCTGCCCGACCTCGTCCAGGTAAGACTGCAGCGGCTCCAGACTGCCGCCGCCATCGCACACCGACCAGGCATCGATGACGACATGCGTCTCGCCATCGGACAGGTTGATCGTCCGCAGCTTGTCACGCTTCGCGTTGAGCCCGGTCGTTTCCGTGTCCAGCGCGACCGACACCGTGCTGAGCCGCGCGATCGCGGCGACGAGATCCTGGTCGGTCAGCACCGTCAGGTAGTCCAGCGTCGGCGCCGCGGCGTCTGCCGCTTCGAGCCGCGCGAGCTCCAGCGCGGCCTTCTTTTCCGCTGCCTTAGCGATCGCCGCTGGCGTCTTTTCAGGCTTCGCTTTAGCCGTCCCGGGCTCCGGACGGCTTTCCTCGCGCGCGCGCGGCTCCGTAGGAGCCAAAGGGTCGTCCGGCGAAGCCGTCCCGGAAGCCGTCCCGCTTAAAGATGGGACAGGCGGACGGCTATGCGTTTCAGGCTCGTTTCCGACCAGGTGAATGGTCGCCCGAGACGGGAGCCAGAACACCCGCCGCGGTGAGCCGTGCTCGCTCTTTGCCGAGTCATCCTCGACGGCACCATCCTCGACCAGGCGCTTGAGCTCATCGCGGACGGCTTGTGGTCGCTTGTGAATCTCTTCAGCGATCGCCGCCGACGTCACCGCATGCTCGCGATCAATCGCCCCCAGGTCGCGCAGTCCGCCGACGATCTTCGACGCCAGCCGATCTTCCTTCGACACGGTCTGGCCGACCAGCCGATACCGCTCCGTCTCCTTGTCGAACTCCAGTGTCAGCGCATCGGTCGGCGTCGCCTTCATGCGACCGCGGGCGCGCAGGATACGCAAGTTCGACTCGTCGTCGTCGCCCTTGAACGGATCGATCTGCAACAGGATGTCGACGGCGCCGCTGATCGCAGAGCTCCCTCGACCAGCGTCCCCGACCTCGCCGCCGGCCTTGCGACCGTGGCGCAGGACGAACACGGCATAACCGGCGTTCGAGACGCGACGGAATTCGCGCATGGCCGCGCCAACCCGTCCGCTGTTGTCTTCGTCATCCAGACCAGCCACCGTCGTCAGCGTGTCGATGACGACGACATCGACCTGGTTGTGCTCGGCGTGCCAGATCAGCGCGTCGACCGCAACGGGCAACGGCTTGTCCAGGATCTCGAAGTCGTAGACGACGAGCATCTCGTCATCGAGCTCCCACAGTCCATACCGCTGCAACGCCTCATGGAAGGTCGCGCGACCTTCCTCCGTCACGTACAGCACCCGCACCTGGCGGACGACAGTCTGGCCGCAGTACGCCTCGTCACCGGCGATGCACGCGCGCAGTAGCTGCAACCCCCAAGTTGTCTTCCCGATCTTCACCTTGGCGACGAGCTCGGTCATCATGCCCTTGCCGAGCCAGCCTTCGATGACCCAATCAACTACCTCTGGCGCGCGATCGCGTTCCTCACGGATCGGGTGTGGCACCAGCCAGGGATACGGGTTTTCGGTGTCGACAGGCTCGTCCGGCATAGCCGTCCGTCCCGTCCCACGCTTAAGGGGACGGCTTCCGGGACGGCTTCCGGGACGGCTATTCAGCTTGATCTTCGGCGCCGTCAGCCAGTCGTCACTGTCGCCCAACTGCGCTGGTGTCCAGGGTTCATCGATGCCGTACTGCAACGCTCCGCGGATCGCACGGTCGACGTCTCGCAGACCGTGGTCAGCGACCTCGCCGCACGCCTCCGCGGCGTCCAGGAACTCGGCGTAGACCTCTTCGTAGGCCAGCGCGCCGGACCCGACCAGCCCGCCCGCGGCTCGCCCGAGCCGCAGGATCGCTTCATGCCGCAGCCCGGGCTCGCTGTTCGCCACGTCCAGGCACCACTTCTGGAGCATCGCCTTCGCTCGACGGCGCTCGACATCGGCGTCCAGCCCCTCGATACCCTCCAGGTCGGGCAGCGGTGGCCGCTCGGGCGGCTCCCACCGCGGCAACGATCGCCAGTCCAGCGGCTCGCCCCACGCGATCTCGGCATACGGCTCCGCGCCTGGTGGCGCCGTCGGCAGGTAGAACATCCGCGCCAGATCGTGCGTCGACGGATCGACGTGACCGTGCAGGAGCTCATCGACCGCGGCGTGCCACACGCTGGCGAAGTCCGCCGCGGGGATCGGCTCGGTCAGCGCCAGCCCGACGCGCAGCTTCCAGTGCTCCGGCGTGCTCGAATGCGTCGACGCCAGGAAGTAGCTGCGCCCCTGGAGCCATTCCTCCACCTGCTCGGGCGACGTGCCGTCATCGATGTCGAAGGCGAGCAGCGTGCTCTCGATCAGGTTCTCGCCCTTGCGCGCACCGTTGAACAGAAACGGCGACCACAACGTGCCGCGGCGTTTATGCGTCCGCGGCTGGTGCTTCGTCAGGAGCTCGAAGAGCTCTTCGGTTGTGAACGTTTGCGGTTGGGGCCGAACGTCCGTCTCGTTACGGAAGAACGACACCACAACGGTCGTAGTAGTATTCATGTGACTAGGCCCCTCGGGGCTGGAGTCCTTTCCGAAAACGCCGCCCTGGCTGGTCAAGACAGGGGCGGCGTTTCTCGTTTGTCGCAGTTACGTTACACCGCTGAAGGCCGCGACCACCTTGTCTTCGTCACCTGGTCGCCAGACGTCGTAATCCGCCCCCGCGGCGATGAGCTTCGCTCGCCAGCGCCGTTGCTCCGGCGTTTCGTACCGACCCTTCGCTTTGAGCTCGCGGTACAGGATGCGATCGCGGACGAAGATCCAGTCGGGGAACCCATTCGAGTCGTAGTGATCGTCGCCCAGGCCGAGCAGGTGAACGCCAGTCACGGCGCCCTGGCTGAAGCTGATGTGGAACCCGCACCAGCCCCAAAACCGTGCCAGTTTCTTGACCCGCTCCTGGAACTGGCGCTCCGTCTCCGTCCGCAGGACGATCGTCGCCGGCGGACGCCGCCGCGGCCCGTTACGAGTGGCTGAGCGCACGGCTCAGACGATCGACTTCGATACGCAGCGCCCTGACCTCAGGACGCCACGTTTGCTCGATCGCCGCTTTCAAGTTTCTGATTTCGGCATGCAACCGCTCGAACTCTTCGAGCGGAATCTCGATGTAGATGACCGGCCCCGCTTCAGACACGCCGACCGCACACCGGCCACGGCTGCATACCGCGCGCGGCGCGGAGTCGTTCCGCGACCGCGATCTGCTGCGCCTTCGTCGCCAGGTGAGCGGAGCTCGCATACGCGAGTCCACCGTAGCTGCGCCACGTCGGCGCGTCGAACTGCAAGCCGCCCTTGTAGATCGGATTGCTGTTCGAGCTCCAGTTACCGCTGCTTTCGCATGCCGCCAAACGGTCCCACAGCGCCGTAGACGCTGCTGGCGCAGCAGCCCGCGGTGGAGGCTCCAGTAGCCCCTCATGCTCCAGATACGCGCGTGGCGTGCTCCTGGTGGCGACGACGGCGCCCTGTAGCTGGACGGCATCGACGCCGACCTCGTCGGCTAGCGCGACCGTCTCTTCTGGAATGGGCGGTGTTGGCGGCGCCGCACGCTCGAACGGCTCGGTTCCGTCCGAGATCACCTGCGCCAGCGCCATCACCGCAACAAGCACGATCGCCATCAGTCCCTCCTACCGTGGATCTGCGATCCCTTACGGTAGACCAGCAGCGTCGACCCGTTGTTGTACGCGCTCATCTGCTCGCCCCAGGACGGATCGATGAACGCATGGTCGCGGACCTGGTGGACCTGGTCGTACAGTGGCGTGTTCCAGCCGAGTGCCTCCGCCACCAGGTCGACCTCGTTCTGGAAGAGTCGACCGTGGACGTGGTTCGTCACCTTGACGATGATGCCCTTGTCGCACACCCGCCACGCCTCGCGCGTGCCCTGCAGGATGAGCTCATCGAGCGCCGCCTGCGTCGCGACCGTGCTGAACCTGGTTGCCATCACGCCGTCTTCGCCGCCATCGGCTATGTGCGGCGGGTCGAACAGGACCACGTCGAAGCTGGCATCGTCGTACTTCAGGTCGGTGCAGTCCATCACGCCGTCCGGCGCGCAGTACTCATCGAGATCGTGGCCGGTCACCGAGACGTGCGTCGTCTGACTCCAGAAGTTGCCGGAGCCATAGGTTGTATCCAGCGCCGTAGAGGCATCAGGAAAGAACGTCAGCAGTATCCGATCGATGATGACGTGCGTCGGGGTGCCCGGTGGACTGAACCGCAGCAGCGGCTCCCTGGTGGCCTCTGGATCGTCCAGGATCAGCCCGATGCCGTCCTGCTCGGGCAACGGTCGCGGCGTACGGCGCTGCGCCTGGAGCCATTTCGTCGCCGCGGTCACGGTCGTCTCAGACGGTAAATCGGACATAAATGTCCGATTTGCTGCGAGCTCCATGAACCGCCGCGCGTGCCGCTCGGTGAACGGCGCGTGCTGCTCAATCCAGGGCCCGAACTGACCGTGCGGCAGCGCGGCCTTCAGGTCAGTCAGGGCTTCGCCTAGCTCGATCGACACATCCAGCGTGCGCTTCCAGGCCGAAGCGAACTCCTGGATCAGGAACAGGACACGCTGCTCTGGCGGAGCGAGGGAGGGTTGAACCTCCCCCGCCACCACCAAGTCCCTAGAAGGGGACTTCGTCGCCATCAGCGTCCTCGTCGGTCATCGCGGCGAGCTCAGCTTCGAGACGAGCGCGGCGCTCAGCCGCAGATTCACGCGCCGGTGGCGCACCGTTCGCCGTCGGCATCGACCGCGGCGGAGGGTTCGGCGTGACGAACTCCGGCGGCGCTTCCTCTGCGGGCTTCGACTTCGGCGCCTTCGGTGGTGCAGCAGGACGATTGAGCATCGGGCGCAGCAGCGCGAAGCGGATACGCGTGCCGTTGGCCTTCTCTTCAACCCTCCAGGACACCCGCGCCCGCTTACCGACGATGGCGGTGTCAAACGCCTCGGCAATGCGATCGCATTCCTCGTCGGTCAACTCATGACCCAGGAACGCCGACGCCCACGCCCTGGCCTTGGCCTTGGGCGACAGCGCCATGCTGCTGAACTCCCAACCCTCGTACGGCGAGCCGTCCATCTTGTCCAGGAACGCCACGCCGTCGGCGTCGAAGAC